ATAAGTTGTTCGATAAAAGTCAGCATCATCTCTTGGAATAACCTTGTCATATATCCAATGGTATTCATCAGATGGATTGTAATCAATTATGATTTTCTCTTGAGTTCTGAATACTAACTGTTGCCAATCTTCATAGTCAAGCTCATTGGCTTCGTTAATAAACAGCACATCTCTTTTCCGACCTCTAATCTTTTGTGGTTGATCAACAGAAATAAATTCAATGAGGTTTCCATTTAGCTTGTATTCGCTATTTGATTTGTTGTGATTCTCTTCTCTATATAAATTATAATCTTTTAATATAGTAATGAAATCTCTCATGACAGTAGCTCTTACACTAGGAAAAGTCTTTCTGCAAATAGTGATTGTTCTACCCTTATCATTTAGGCAATAGTCAAATATAAGGAAGAGCAAAACATTCCACGTCTTTCCGCTTCTTGTTCCGCCCTCATGAATAGCTATCTTTCCAGTGCTGTTCCTTAAGTGTCTATAAACTATGTTAGTCTGTATCCTTGATCTTGTCAATTATCTCAATTTTAAAATCAGTTGGCATTCCATCAGCTCCAGTTATCTCTTGTCTTTCAACATAACCTCTTTTCTTTCCTTTGCTCTTTAAATAGAATATCATCTCCGCTGTCTTTCCATCCTTAATATTTTCAAACAATTTACTCTCTACAAAATCAAGAGCTATCTCCTGGATATCATTTACTTTCTCTGCAAACTCTGGATCATCTTTTAACCATCCATAAAAGGTAGTTCTTCCAACTCCAACTTTCTTACATGCAGTCGTTACCACACCTAGAGATTTCTCTAAAGCTTCTATTATTGCTTTTTTATGTTGTTCGGTTTTGTTCATAACTTTAACTTATTTCTGGTAAACCATCTTCATTAATTGTTATATTTAAATCCATTGGTGCTCCACAATCTGAATGTTCGCATATAAAATTATCTTTTGGATTGTCATGTCCGCAAATATTACATATATTCATATTAAAATATTTTTATAGGTTAAGTTTTATTGTAAATTCATTAGCCTTTCTTTTAACTTGTGAAATCATTGATGGGTATAATTTTATTAAATCTTTTATTGCCTTTCTTTCAATATCAATTGTTCGGTAATCTTTACAACCTCCATCTTTTCCCCAGTGATCATTCTCCCAATGTAAGTATCTGATTCCTAGAATTCCTCCTTTATCACGAATATGACGAAGGCAAATCTCGTAATCTTCTTTTACTATAAAATTTTCATCAAAATAATATTCTCCATCATTAATCATTCCCATTAAGGATGCTGTAACATATGTTCTTGTTAGAATAGGTTTATAAGGGTAGCTGCCTCTTGGACTGCTTTCTGTTCTTGTTCCCCATATTTTAAAACCCATCTGTTCTGTCAAATCAAAGTATTTTAAAAACTCCTCTGCCCAAAAACCTTCATCTCTAATCTCAATTTTTTTTGTTTTTCTTTTATCTAAAAAATTGTATCCTACGTTTTTTGCATCATCATCTAACATAACGACGTACTTTTCATCTGTGTTTTTTAGAATCCAGTTTCTTGTAGGTGTTATACCTCTGATTTCTTTTGGTACACAAACAATGTTTTTAACTAATCCATTGTATTGATGATATTCACTTTCTGGCACAAAGAATGTGCATATATTAGGCAAAATCTTATTAGTAGTTGTAAGACCAGCTCTTCCTTTACTTGGTACTGCTATTAACATTTATTCTTTTTTTAAAATCATCCCACCATAAAACACGCTCTAGGCTTACAGCATCAAATGTGCTTCCTTTTTTATAACCTCCTCTTCTAACCATTTTTAATTTGAGCATTTCTTTAAGCTCCTCCCAATCAACAGAGTTAGGTTCTGCCATAATGAGTATATATTCTTTTGGAGGCTCTAACTGCACCGACTGCGGTAACTCTATTTCTTCATCATCTTCTAATTTGTCAATTTGTTCATCAATTAACAAATCTAAACCCCAGTCTTCTAATAGTTCAGTATCCCATTCATTTGCTAATAAATCCCAATCCCATTGCCCATAACCAACATTATCCTTAACAATAAACTCTTTTTGTTGTTCCTCTGTTAAGTTATCTGCTTTCATGATCCAGACCTCTTTCAATCCAGCTTCCTTGCAAGCTCTTAATCTCATGTTTCCTCCAAGCACAACCATATCATTGTTTACGACTATTGGGCGAAGCTTGAGCATCTCTGGAAATTCTTTGATGCTTTTAACAAGTTTGTGAAATTTACTATCCTTTATGATTCTAGGATTATCTGGATTTTTTATTACTTTTCTTATATCAATCAGTTCCATACTTATATATAAATTTTTTCTTATTATTTTAGTATCTCCTCAATCGCCTCTAGTTTTTCTGGAGATAAGCTTGATACTTTTTTAATTATGTTAATCTTTGAGTCATTCATTAAAGTTTCATGAATCAATGGAAGTTGTTTATTATAAAAGCTATGGTCTGGATAAGTTTCGCATGAATAGATCACTGACCTATGCGTTGTCTTAAATCCATTCTTTGCATATTCTCTAACAATCTCTGTCCATCCCATATCCATAATCTCTCGCATGAATACATTTGCAACGCTTCTCATCTCCACAAGCTCTCTCTTTCTGCTTTGCTCAAATATATCAACTCCAGTTATTTCTCTGATTTGTTCTCCTATCTTTTGTAATTTCATTTTATTTATTTTTTTCAATCCATTTCTGTTGTTCATCTCTTAAGAACTCAATCTCTCTCCTCAAATAGTCGGCAGCTTTCTCCAAGTCTCTCAACTCGCTTTCTTTCTTACCAGCTCTGCATACATACTTGATGATGTTGCCTCTGTTGAAGTTAAGATTGTAGTCCTTTATAAAGTCAATAACATCGTATCCTTTTCCGTTCTCGTAATGTAAATAAGTTGATCTCATATAATAGCGTTATCTAGTTGTTGTATAATATGTCGTATTTCACTTCTCTCAAACTTTCCAGATATTTCTGCATTGTAAGTTTTGAATGATAGTTGATACATATCTTTCTCCGTATCTCCTTTTTTTTCTTTCTTTCCTAAATAATCAATTTTTAAATTCAATTTCATTTTTTTCTGTTTTTCTTAATTTATTAAATTCCAAAAGAGTTGCATCCATTAAAGGTTTAAATCTTGATATTGATGTAGCTGCTGGATGCTCTATTTTTGCAAGCTTTCCATATTCTTTAAATAAGTAATCCATTGCTTCATAATCATTAAAAGCATAACTAAAGCCTATTTTAATCATCTCCCTAACAGCATAAGCTTGTATGTTATTCTTTCCGTATTTGTTTACTAAATTAGATATTTTTCTCAAAAGATAAAGTGAGAATTTTAAATCTTTTATTTTGCATTCTCCTTTTTTAAATTTAGAAATATCTCCTCCCATAAAGAAAAGATGCACAATATTACCAGCAGAAATAGTGTTTGAATTTTTTCTGTAATAATCATAAGCAATTTTATACTGATCATTCTCATTAGCGAATGCTTTTAAATAATCAACAGTTAGCCAAGCTTTATTTCCGTTGTTTAAGTTTATGATTGCATTAAGATGATCCTTCTGTTGTTTAGTATCTACCCAATCAACTATGTAAACTGGTACTGTTTTTTGTTTCAATAGCTTTGCACTTTCAACTCTGTGATGTCCTTCAATGATATCTCCATCCTTTGATACTACTATTGGCATCATCCATCCAAACTCATTCAATTTATTTTTGAAGTTCTCTGAATGTTTTAAAAGTAAATCTCTATTCACTTTAGCTCTTTTTAAATCTTTAATGTTGAAGAAAGGTTTAAATTCTCCTCTTTTAATCTCTGTTGTTTTCATGTTATTTATTTATTTATAATTTATTTTATAATTGTCCAGTTAAGCAATAGTTATCAATATCAGCTCCATCAATAAAGAACTGTTCATATAACTTGAGAGCTTTCTCTACCTTTTCTTCTCCTCTGTGGTAAAAGTTTTCAGAGCAGTTAAAGATACCGATGTCAAGACTTCCCTTGTCAAGCACCAAGAAATAAAAGTCCTCATGATTTTTATTAAATAGATTGCAGTAAAGATAACACTGCACATCGTAAGAATATTTCTGTGCTGAATAATGAAAGTCCTTAACGCTTGAAGATGATGTCTTTAAATCTACGATTCTATTATCAGCTAGAACGTCTGCCTTACCTCTAAAGGGTAGTCCTTTAATGTTGTCAATTCCAGGAACTTCAAACTCTGCTTTTGTAATCAGTTCCTTTGCATGCTCATTCTTAAAGAAAGCATCCACTAAACGCTCTGCATCGCTTCTTTCTTTTGCAGTGAATACTCTTCCAAGCTCCAGCTTTGCCTCTTTGAATTTCTTTGTATTCTTGCTTTGCACTTCAATGAAAGTTTGTGCTTCAAATACTTCTGGCTCTAATATAGCGGTGTGGAATAACCACCCATCTCTTAATGCTTGTGATTCTCCACTTCCATATTCAAGTGAGTATTTATAAGTCTTTGGACTTGCAAGGATTTGTTTCAAGCTACTGCTACTTAAGGCTAATTTGTTTAACTCTCCATAATAGAAAGTGTCATCATCCATTCTCTTAAGCAGTTCTGCTCTGTCGTATTGCTTCCCATCCAGAAGCGTTATTTTATTCGAGGTCATAATCGTAGCAGTTTTTAGAGCAATAAGTATCCCCATCGGTTTCCTTGTCGCATGTTCTACAGTAAGTTGTTTCATCTGGCATATCAATGTAATGCATATCGTATTTTTTTAATTCTATTGTTATTGTTTCTATTTGTTTTTTAAGGTCTTGAATTTCTGTATTCTTTCTTGACCTCATCAAGTTATATCTTTTTGTTATAATGTCCAACTCTGTCCTTAATGAATTAGTAAACATTCCAATCTCATTCATTGCTTTAACGCAATTGCGAAGATCTTTATTAAGTGGCTTTGCATCTTTCCACTCCATTATCTTGTCGGCTAGCCAATTAAACCAAAGGTCGTAAGCTTGGTTATTAAGTAAATTCATTAGTAACCAAATCCAATCATAAACCCTAAACAAAACGTAAGGAAGGCAAGTAATAAAATAGATGCCATTACTACCAGCTGTCTTTGTTCTGCTTTCTTAAGTTCTTGTTGTTCTAACTCTTTTTCAGTTAAAACCTCGATTCTGTTTTTTCTTGTTTGAATATGTAATCCTGTCTTTGTCTTTTTCATTTTGTTATAAATTTAGCAAGCTCTTGGTATCTCTCTTGCATTAATAATTTTTCTTTTTGCACTTCATTGAAAGTTATTTCAACTATTGAAGGAAGATCTCTGAAAAGCTCGTAAGCATAAAAAGTAATTACCCTTCCATCTTCTAGCTCCATATTAACCTCTCCATTGTTTCCTCCCCAAAGTGATACTGTCTTTTCTATGTATATCTGTTCCATCTTAATTAGTTCTAAAAATAAAATAATTAGCTCCATCAAAATTACATTCAAGTTCTTCTCCATCATAAGAAGCGAAAGTATGTCCATATCCATCAACAGAACAGTTCTCTGCTGTTTTTTCCCAATCAATAGCCAACCAAGTCGGTGCTTTGATATCGTAGCAATCTTCTGTTATTTCTTTGATAGCTTCCACATAAATATCCCAAATTTCTAAATCGTGAATAAATCTATATTCTTGTCCATCAATATCAATGTAAAAATCAGCTTCTACATCTGTTAATTTTTGAGTTAGTTCTCTTACTTCATCTCTATTAATAGCAAGGTCTAGCTCATCGTAAATAAATTCAAGTACTTCTCTTTGTATTGTTTTCATGTTATTTGTATGTTATCTTATGTTATAAATAATACTTTTAACTATCTCTTCTCTTTTAAGAAGTCTTTGCCTAAATTCATAAGGCATGTCAGTCTTAAGGCTTTTTTCAATATCCTTAAGCTCTTGCTTTAAATCATCCAATTGAGTTCTCATAATAATTGTTATTTGTTAATAATAATCAAATATAAAAATTATAATAACTTTATACAAACTTTTTTTTAATTATTTTTCTACTTCGTTTATATTAATTATCGAAGCATCTTTCTCCTCAATCAAATAACAAGGTTTAAGAACTTTCTTTTTAGTCCATAGAGATGAATCTGGACAATAAAAATCTTTCTGCTGGAGTTCTTTTAATTCATTTAGCCAAAATAAATAGTTGCCTTTAGGATCATTAACAAAATAAAGAGCAACCTTTCCAGTTGCTAGGAGTTTATCATACCTATCCTTTTCCAACATCTTCTGTAAATAATAAGCTTTTCTAAAATTCATACTCATAACGACCTCAACTCCTTTTGGAGATTTGCCTTCTGCATCATAATCATATCCATCTCCTCTGTGTGTCAGCTCCCATCCATCTGCATTTAACAGCATGATGACAGCTCTTTCCCAATCTTCTACGCTTTTACCCATTGCATAGATTATTAAGTTGATCAATCCACTGCACTATCCTTTTTGGACTGCAGCTACAAGGCTCATGATATGGGTGGTTAAAATACTTTGCATGAAGCTCACACAATACTTTAAACTGATCTCTTTTCATTTTACCATTTAATTCCTGGCTAATCTCAAGCCACCTTTCTTTGTCTTTTAATTCCATAAGTCTAAATCAATATCGTTCCACTCATCCCTTCTTTTGTCGCAACCACAGTCTTTTCCAACTGCTTTGCTTATTTTTTTTACTAACCAATGAATACCAGTATAATAAGTAAAGTAATACATTAAATCTCCTAACCTCATAACTTATATTTATATAATATTTCTTTTTTTATCAAATAAGCTTTTTTGCTTTTTGTGTCTCCTTTGCCAATAAACTCCACCCAATTGAGATGATTCTCTTTTATGCAGTCTTTTATCCGATTTTTTAAAAACCAGTGATAAGCATATCCATCAAAGATTACCCAATACTTTGCTTTACTTGTAATCAATGCAGATGGTCTGTTATTAAACTCAATCTCTATAACAATGTTGCCAGTGAATTTACTTTTTTCATCACTCTTTACTTCTACTCCGATTTCAAGCTCTGGGATAAAAATATCATACTCCTTGCAATATCCATCCTTTATGTAAGCTTTTGGGTATTTCTTTTGAATTACCTCCAAGATAACATTCTCATG